CACACGTCTTAGTATCGATGTCGCTTCTGTTGATATGCGTCACGTAAGGACAGACGATCAGAATCGGTATATCGAAGATATTGATAGCGGTCTTAATAACTGTTTGACTCTTGAAGCTAATATCGATCAAGCTGCGCGAGCTTTTCGACAAGATGTCGCGATGACACTGTTTGATAGAGGCGTTGCTGCGCTTGTTCCTGTCGATACTTCGATTAATCCAAACGAAACTGGCGGCTTCGATATTTTGACGCTTCGTGTTGGTGAGATCCTTGAATGGTTCCCACAGCACGTGCGCATGAGTGTATACAACGAGGCGACTGCACAACGAGAAGAGATCACTCTCAACAAATCGTATGTGGCTATTGTCGAGAATCCGTTGTATGCCGTAATGAACGAACCAAATTCGACGCTTCAACGCCTCCTTCATAAACTGAATTTGCTGGATGCTATCGATGAGCAATCTGCCTCGGGCAAGCTTGATCTCATCATCCAGCTTCCATACGTGATCAAGTCTGAAGCACGTAGGCAGCAGGCAGAACAGCGTCGCGCCGATATCGAGTTTCAGCTTAAGGGTAGTCAATATGGCATCGCATATACGGACGGAACTGAAAAGATCACTCAGTTGAATCGTCCGGCCGAGAATAATCTAATGGCCCAAATCGAATATTTGACGGCCATGCTTTACGGCCAACTCGGTCTTACTGAAGAAGTGATGAACGGTACAGCAGATGAGAAAGCTATGCTCAACTATTGGAATCGTACTGTAGAACCAGTTCTCACAGCTATGGTCGAAGCTATGCGTCGTGTGTTCTTGACCAAGACGGCTCGAACACAGAAGCAATCAATCTTCTTCTTCAGAGATCCATTTCGTCTGGTTCCAATTGAAAATATTGCAGAGATTGCTGACAAGTTTACTCGTAATGAAATTATGACGTCGAACGAGATGCGGCAGGTTGTCGGTTTGAAACCGCATAAAGATCCCAAAGCTGATCAGCTCCTTAACAGTAACATGCCGCAGGGTAGTCCGACGCCGACCGGAGTCGTGCCAGATGGATCAGTTATTATTGATGATCCACGTTTGAGGAGGAGCATTCAAAATGGGAGTAAAGGCTAAGCCTGACTTCAGCGGCTATGCCACAAAAGCTGGACTCAAATGCTCAGATGGCCGGACGATCATGCCAGATGCCTTCAAGCATCAGGATAAAGAAACAGTTCCACTTGTCTGGCAGCATGGTCACAACGAGCCCAGCAACGTTCTCGGGTATGCAATTCTCGAGCATCGTGAAGACGGCGTCTACGCCTATGGCTTCTTCAACGAGACGGATTCGGCGAAGAATGCCAAGACTCTGGTGGAGCATGGCGACATCAAGTCTCTGTCGATCTATGCCAACCAGCTCACGGAGAAGTCCAAGCAGGTTCTTCATGGGTTCATTCGTGAGTTGAGTCTCGTTCTGTCAGGTGCCAATCCTGGTGCCCTTATCGACAACATTACTCTCGCCCATGCCGATGGTGACATGGTCACTCTCGAAGATGAGGCAGTTATCTATACCGGTTTGGAGTTGCAGCACGACGACGATGACGACGACAAGTCGGATGATAAGCCCGATGACAAGACGGACGACAAGCCGACTGCTCAGGAAGTCTTCGACGCGATGACGGACGAGCAGAAGGAAGCTGTCCAGACAATGATCGAGGCAGCGAAGGTTCCCAAGGTCGAGGAAACCGTAACTCATTCAAGCTCAACGGAAGGAAGGCGCATGTCTCGCAACGTCTTCGAGGAACAGAACGGAGGCAAAAAGGAAGAGAAGCATACCCTCACGCACGACGCGATCCGCGGAATCGTCGAAGATGCACAGCGCTCTGGATCGCTGAGGGAGGCTGTCGAGGCGTACGCCCTCAAGCACGGGATCGACAACATCGAGATCCTCTTCCCGGATGCCCGTTCAGTTACGGACACCCCCGAGTTCGACGCTCGTCGAGTCGAGTGGGTCTCCGGTGTCATCAACGGCACCAAGCACTCGCCGTTCTCCCGCATCAAGTCGCTGGTTGCAGATCTGACCTACGACGAGGCACGGGCGAAGGGCTACATCAAGGGGAATCTCAAGAAGGAAGAGTTCTTCGGGGTTTCTCGCCGCACGACCACGCCGACCACGGTCTACAAGAAGCAGAAGCTGGATCGTGACGACATCATCGACATCACCGATTTCGATGTGGTGGTCTGGCTCAAGAGCGAGATGCGGCTCATGCTCGACGAAGAGCTCGCGCGCGCGATCCTGATCGGTGACGGCCGTGACGTCGCTGACGAGGACAAGATCAAGGACCCGGCGGGTGCCGCGGAAGGTTCCGGTATTCGTTCGATCCTCTATGAGCACGATCTCTATGCTGCAACGGTCACTGTCGACGATTCTGCAGAGGCAACTGACGTTGTCGACGCAATCATCTCGTCGATGGGCTACTACAAGGGATCGGGCTCCCCGACGTTCTACACGACACTCCCCGTTCTGACGAATCTTCTTCTCATGCGGGATCAGTTCGGCCATCGCATGTGGAAGAACGCATCCGAACTCGCTTCGGAGATGGGTGTCGGCGCGATCGTCACGGTCGAAGTCATGGAAGACGAGCCGGATCTGATCGGCATCATCGTCAACCTGAGGGACTACACGATCGGCACCGACAAGGGTGGAGAGGTCAATTTCTTCGACGACTTCGACATCGACTACAACCAGTACAAGTATCTGTACGAGACGCGGCTTTCTGGTGCTCTTACAAAGATTCGTTCCGCTTTGGTCGTTAAGAGGGCTGCAGCAGGAGCCACCGCTGTCGTTCCGGAGGAGCCTGACTTCGATGGCACGACGGTTACCGTGAAGACTACGGCAGGCGTCACGTACAAGGATGCAGATACTGGTCAGGTCCTCACCACCGGATCGCCGGTAACGCTGGCTTCGGGTCAGTCGCTTCACGTGATCGCAGTTCCCGCGTCGAGCTCTACGTACTTCGAGAGCAATCTGAACGACGAGTGGACCTTCAAGAACGAATCGTAAGGTAGGTTCGGTATGAGGTTCTTTGGTCGTGTCGGTTATGCCGAATCAGTAGAAACTGCACCAGGTGTCTGGACGGATGAGATTGTCGAGTATTCCTATTACGGAGATGTCATTCGCAATGCGAGAAATCTTCGTGAAGGTGAAAATCTTCCGTTTGATCTCAATGTGCAAAACTCGATCAGTATTGTAGCTGATGCGTATGCCAATGAACATTTCTTTGCCATTCGTTACGTGGAATGGGCGGGGGTTTTGTGGACGGTTCCAAGCGTCGAAGTGCAAAGCCCCCGTCTGTTGCTTAGGTTAGGGGAGGTGTACAATGGGCCGACGGCTCCAGTTGCACCAACTCCTTGAGACGTTTGTAGAACACGTGTATTTTCAGCCTCCGGAAAACATTCGGCTGGAATATCCTTGCATCATCTATAAACGTGACTTTGCCAATACAAAATTCGCGGATGACAAACCATATGACTTCGTGCAAAGGTATAGCATCATGATCATAGATCCGAATCCGGACAGTGATATTCCTGAAAAGGTAGCTGCGATGCCGATGAGTTTGTTCAATCGTTTTTATACGGCTGATAATTTAAATCACGACATTTACAACGTGTACTTCTAGGAAAGGAAGAAATGTCCACATTGACATGGGACGCGGTAGGTGAGCGATTCTATGAGACTGGTGTAGACCATGGTGTGTTGTATCTGCCGGATGCTACAGGCGTATACAATACGGGCTTTGCCTGGAACGGTCTTACCACGGTCACGGAATCGCCTTCTGGCGCTGAACCCAATGCTCAGTTCGCAGACAACATCAAGTATCTGAATCTCGTTTCTGCGGAAGAGTTCGGGGCAACGATCGAGGCGTTCACATATCCGGACGAGTTCGCGGAGTGTGACGGTACTGCTCTTCCGTCTCCTGGTGTCGCAGTCGGGCAGCAGGGTCGAAAGATGTTCGGTCTGTCGTATCGGACACAGAAGGGTAACGACGTCGAGGGGACGGACTACGGCTACAAGCTGCATCTCCTCTACGGATGCCAGGCATCTCCTTCGGAGAAGGCCTACGCGACGATCAACGATTCGCCCGAGGCAATTGCGTTTAGCTGGGATGTGACGACTACTCCGGTTCCCGTAACGGGGTACAAGCCCACCTCGCTGATCGTGATCGACTCGACGATCGTGGATTCCGCTGATCTCGCATCTCTGGAGACGCTTCTCTATGGTTCAGGAGCGGTTCAGCCTGCTCTTCCGACTCCGGACGCGGTCCTCGCGCTGTTTGCTGGTCCGTAACATTGAACAGGAGGCTAGAGGATGCTCATTATTGTTGTTCCCGGTGTCGAAATGTTTGACGAATCGACGCAAGAATTCGTCAGCAGAAATGACGTAACTCTGGAGTTGGAGCATTCTCTAGTCTCACTGTCAAAATGGGAGTCAAAATACGAAAAGCCTTTCCTCGGCAAAGCTGAGAAAACTTCTGAAGAGATTCTCGGATACATAAAGTTGATGACAGTGACACCTAATGTCCCGGATAATGTTTTCACCAAGCTATCGGAAGGCAATATCGAGGACATTAATAAATATATCGATGCTCGAATGTCTGCTACCTGGTTCAGCGAGGCTCCAGGAGCTCCAGCGAGTAGAGATGTCATCACGTCCGAACTTATCTATTACTGGATGATCACGTTCAACATCCCTTTCGAGTGTGAGCACTGGCATCTCAATCGATTGTTCACACTGATTCGAGTCTGCAACATCAAGCAGTCCAAGCCGAAGAAGATGAGTCGTGCCGAGATTGCAGCTAGAAACAGGGAGCTCAATGCTCAAAGAAAGGCTCAATTGGGCACCAGAGGCTAGAAAGGGGGTGACATGACAGCTCTTGTGTGGGATCAGGTCGGAGATCGAATTTATCAGACGGGTATCGATCATGGAGTGCTCTATCTTCAAGATGGAACGGCGATTCCCTGGAATGGACTGATCAGCATGGACGAATCGTCGAATGCCGAATTGAAATCGTTCTATCTCGATGGCGTGAAGTTCTTGGAGAATCTATCTGCGGGCGATTTCATCGGAAAACTCAAGGCGTTCACATATCCTGAAGAATTTGACGCTCTGACAGGGCTCGTCGATGTTTCTCCGGGAATGACTCTTCATGAACAGCCCCCGAAAAGCTTTAATCTCTCGTATCGAACAAAAATCGGCGACGATATCGAAGGATTGGAACACGGTTACGAGATTCACATTCTCTACAACCTCTTGGCCAATCCCGAATCGATGGGATTCAATACCTTGAGTGATTCTGCGGACAGTCCCGTCGAATTCACCTGGACTTTGACCGGAACACCTCCCAAGATCAACAATTTCAGGCCTACGGTTCATATTTCCATCAATTCTCTCACTTCGCCAGCAGAAGTATTGGCTCTTGTCGAGGCGAAGCTCTATGGAACAGCCACCACTGGGCCCTCTCTTCCATCTATTCAAGATATTGCCGAGATCTTCGGTTATCTAGGAGCACTTATCATCATCGATCATGGAGATGGTAGTTGGTCGGCTCTTGATGAATCCGATGATTACATCACTATGCTCGATGCTACCAGCTTCCAGATCGATAATGTGGATGCTACCTATTCAGACTCGGTTACGTACGACGTTTCTTCTACAAATGTCGACGGAGGAGTGTTTTAAGGAGGTGAAATGGCTACTATTACAGGTCTTACCAAAGCGAGAATGCTGGAAATCGAAGCTGCCTCGATTGTCGACGGTGAGGTAATCGGCGGTAACCTGATTCTGACCAAGCATGACGGGACAACGATCAATGCCGGTCCCGTAGTTGGTCCTCAGGGTCCGGCAGGTCCGACTGGTCCAGCTGGATTCTCGGCAATTCCAGGAGAAATTCGCCTATGGTCTGGCGCAGCTCTTCCGAACCCAGCATCCTACGGCAAATGGGTCTGGGCTGACGGTGCAGTCTACGTCGTAGCGACATATCCTCAAGCTGCTGCGAATATTTCACCTGCGTGGAAAACTTTTGCCGGTGCCAGTGACCCTGGTGCTGCAAATTTCAGAGTTCCGGACTTGAGAGGTCTTGTCCCAGCGGGTATGGACGCCATGCCTGGTGGTGCACGTGCCAACCGGATGGCTCGAGCTGTGGCGATCACTCTAGCAGCAAAGACGGGCGAAGAGACTCATGTGATCACCATTCCCGAGATGGCATCTCATGCTCACGGAATCACCCAGACTCCACACAGTCATGGAATCCCGGTTCAGGGCAATGTAGGCGGAGTCAACGGTATGCAGAACGGAAGTTTCGTCGGCTACAACGACTCCCAGGGCGCAAACGCCAACATCTCCCTGCAAAACACGGGTAACGACGTCGGTCACGAGAATGTCCAGCCGACAGTCATGATTCCTTATATCGTGAAGCTGGACGGCTAAGATGAGAATCGAACTCGCCGGAAGTCTGGTCAAGCCCGATCCTTTGGTCATCAAGTTCACCGCCAATCAAACATTCCATCCTCAAGACTATATCGACTTGGGCTTTACTCACTTCGATGTGATCTGTATCGGCGCTGGTGGTGGAATGGGTGGAGGAATCGACACAGCGAACACGGGTACATTGATTAGAAGCTATGGAGGAGCCGGTGGGGGCGGAGGATATCATCGAGTACGAGGTCTTCTGTCCGCTTTGCCTGTCGATTGTCCGGTAGTTGTCGGCGCTGGAGGTGCTCTTGGAGCCGAACATGCCAGCAATCCTGCATCGACTACAAATGGCGGAGACGGTGGAGCTTCGTCGTTCAATGATCCTACCTGCCGTGCTTCAGGAGGTAAGGGAGGTAAGCGCGTTCAGACTAATTCCGTTACTGCCGCCACTCTGGCTGACGGTGGTGACGGTGGGATCGGAGATCGAACCATTGCAGGAGGAGGAGCCACAGGTGGAGTAGCCGGTACTCCTACGGCTACAGGCCCTGGAACTCCTGGAACAGCCGGTGTCGACGGGACAATCTTCCAGGATATCGGTAAAGGTGGAGGTGGAGGAGCAGGCGGTGTTGGTAAATATGGCGGAGTTACATGTAATGCTGCTACTTCTGGAGGAAGAGGAGCCTATAACCCAGGTGATCTGTCTGTATATGGCCCAGGAGATACTCCCGACAACGACACTCCAAGCGGAGCAGTCAATATTAGACCAGGTGGCGCTAGTGGAGCCAAAGCATCTCCATTGAACGGTTTGCCGACCGTCTTTGGTCAGTCCAAGGGCGAACGGCTGGTGGGCGATCCCGGTGTTGTGATTATCAGACTCACGGCGGAATAGCCATGGCGATGATCACTTTCACCGAAAAAGGTTCTTTCAGTAACGTCGAACGATGGCTCAATCGCCTGAAAAGTCAGGACGTGTTTGCAATCCTGAGCAAGTACGCGACTTTGGGTCAGAATGCCCTGTCAAACGCAACACCGGTAGAGTCTGGTGAGACAGCGGAATCCTGGTATTACACGATTGAGCAGCGCAAGGGGTACTACTCCATCCGCTGGCACAATCATCATGTCGAACACGGTGTTCCGATCGCTGTAATCCTGCAGTACGGTCATGGTACAGGGACCGGAGGATATGTACAGGGTCGTGACTACATCATGCCAGCTATTCGTCCTATCTTCGACCAAATCGTAGCCGAGGCGATGAAGGAGGTGAACAGGGTCTAGTGACAACCATCGACGACAAGGTTGTAGCTCTAAGTTTCGAGTCGAGCAAGTTCGAATCGGGCATCAACAAGGCGATTCAAGCTCTCGAGAAGCTGAAAGCGTCTCTAAAGATGCCGGACGTGGGAAAAGGCCTTGAGAACGTCTCCGGAATCTTCTCGAAGTTCAGCCTTGGCAAGGTGGGACAGTCGATCGACGAGGTCAAGTCGAAGCTGAACGCGTTTCACTTCGCAGCGCTCTCGATCTTCGCCGATGTAGCCAAAAAAGCGTTCTATGCAGGCACATCGTTCGTAAAAGCGTTTACTCTAGACCCGATCAAAGCTGGTTTCTCGGAGTATACGACCAATCTGAACGCCGTCCAGACGATCTTGGCGAATACCGCGGCTGCTGGAACGAAGCTCTCCGACGTCAACAAGGCTCTCAACGAGCTAAACCGGTATTCGGACAAGACGATCTACAATTTCAGCCAGATGGCCAAGAATATCGGTACCTTCACGGCTGCCGGTGTCGACTTGAAGACTGCTACTGGCGCTATCAAGGGTATCGCGAACATTGCGGCTCTATCTGGCTCGAATGCCGAACAAGCGTCGACGGCGATGTACCAGCTTTCTCAGGCTATTGCATCCGGTAGGGTGAGCCTACAGGACTGGAACTCGGTTGTCAACGCAGGTATGGGCGGTACTGTCTTCCAGCGTGCCTTGGCTCAGACAGCTCAGGCCATGGGAACTCTGAAAGACGGGGCAGTTCAGCTCGAAGGTCCGATGAAGAACGTCAGGATCAATGGCGAGTCCTTCCGAGAGTCAATCGGCGGGCCTGGGCCCAAGTGGCTTACCTCTGACGTCCTGACAAAGACTCTCCAGCAGTTTACGGGCGATCTAACTGATGCACAACTCAAAGCTGAGGGATTTAATGATGCACAGATCAAGGCTATTCAGACCACAGCCAAGAACGCCATGCACGCCGCAACCGAAGTCAAGACGCTTCAGGGTGTCTTGGATACTGCGAAAGAGACCGCTGGATCGGGTTGGGCACAGACTTGGCAGATCATCTTCGGTAACTTCGGAGAAGCGAAAGCGCTATTCACAGGTGTTTCTAACGCTGTTAACGGTTTTATCAACGCTTCTGCTAACGCCCGTAACAAAGTACTGGGAGATTGGAAAGCGCTTGGTGGTCGGACTGTTCTGATCGACGCCATCAGAACCGCATTCCACAATCTCGGACTGATTCTCAAGCCCATCAAGGAGGCATTCAGAGATATTTTCCCACCGGTCACGGGGAAAGCTCTGTATGACCTGACTGTTCGGTTCAAACAGTTCACCGAGATGCTCAAGCCGAGCCCGGAGACCGTCGATGGGTTGAGACGAACCTTCCGCGGTCTCTTTGCGGTTCTGGACATCGGTAAGCAGATCATCGGGGGCATTTTCACCGTATTCGGAAAGCTTTTCGAAGCGATCAGCGGCGGAACCGGGAGTTTTCTGCAGATTACCGGTGGTATCGGTGATTTCCTTGTCAGAGTCGATGAGGCTCTGAAGAAGGGTGACAGGCTTCACAATTTCTTCGAGAATATCGGCGACGCCATTGCGATTCCCATCAAACTGATTGTTCAGCTCAGGGATGCGTTGCTAAATCTGTTCAGCGGATTTTCCTCCGGGGGAATTTCCGACAAAATAAATGGAATGACCACCGCTTTGACTCCTCTTCAGAGGATCATGCAGGCGGTCGGCGATGCGTGGCGTAATTTCGTCGATAGCGTTCAGAGCTCGGGCAATATCTTCCAGCCCGCGATGGATTCGATCACGAAACTGGTCGAGAACGTCGGGCCTGCTATCAGTAACGCAATCTCCAACATGAATTTCGAGGCGATTCTTCAGGTCATCCGCACAGGGCTCTTCGGAGCTCTTGTCGTGATGTTCAAGAACTTCTTCGGAAAAGGAACCCTGGCCGAGCAGTTTAGCGGCCTGGGGGCAGGGATTTTCAAAAATATCTCGGGATCTTTCAGCGCTCTCGAGGGCTCGATGGTCGCAATGCAGAACAATATCAAGGCAAAAACGCTCAAAGAGATCGCTATTGCCATTGGTATTCTCACCGCATCGATCGTCGCGCTCTCGTTCGTCGATCCTGAGAAGCTCAGCTCCTCTCTGACCGCTCTTGCCTTCGGATTCGGCGAGTTGCTCGGCGCAATGGCCATTCTGGACAAGATCGGGAAGGCCGGAGGGTTCCTCAAGATCCCGTTCATCGCCGGATCTCTGATTCTGCTCGGTACGGCGATCGATATCCTCACTATTGCCGTTCTTGCTCTCAGCAGGCTCAACTGGAGCGAGCTCGCCAAGGGTCTCGGAGGAGTCGGGGTCCTTCTCGGGTCTATTGCCTTGGCTGTCAAGCCTCTATCGGCGAGTTCGGGCGGGATGATCCGTGCAGGTATCGGAATCACCGCTATCGCCGTTGCTATGAAGATCTTGGCCAGCGCTGTAGCCGACTTCGGCGGTATGAACCTGGTCGACCTTGGCAAGGGTCTCGGAAGCGTCGCTGTTGCTCTTGGTGTGATTGCCGCTTCTGCAAAGCTGATGCCGACAGGAATGGTTGCTCAAGGAGCAGGTCTCATCGCCATTTCTGCCGGTCTCAAGCTCCTGGGAGATGCCGTATCCGAGTTCGGAGGCATGAACTGGACCACAATCGGCAAGGGCCTGGCCAGTATCGGCGGTGCTTTAGTTATTATCGCCGGTGCCATGCATCTCATGCCGAAGAACATGGTTCTTACCGCGGCTGGACTTCTCCTCGTATCGGTTGCTCTCGGAAAGATCGCAAACGCCGTTCAGGATATGGGCGGCATGTCTATTCGCCAGATCGCTAAGGGTCTGATTACTCTTGGCGCCGCTCTAGGCATCCTTGCCGTGGCTCTGTATGCGATGTCAGGGACTCTTGCTGGTGCCGCCGCTCTGGGTATTGCAGCAGCTGGGCTTGCTCTCCTCGCTCCGGCTCTGACATCTCTAGGAAAGCAGTCATGG